CCATATAGGCAATGCCTATATGGGACTTCTTTTTAATTCTTACATACTAGGAAACAAGAAAGTATATAATACTTTGAAATTATGTAAGGAGGAAGCACTATGAGTGAAGATTTAATTTCTATAGTATCTGATAAGATGGGTACATCTAGTAGTACAAGTATTTATGATGCATTATACCCAACAGGGTTCTTTAATGTAGACTATTTGAATGGTTATAAGATTAATGGTTATCATAAAGATGGTACTAAATTCTCTTATGATGCATTTGGTATTGTAGATGGGTCTTTTAACTTAGTTGTAGGACGTACTGGTTCTGGTAAAACAACAGCAGCTATCCAATGGGGTGCTAATATCATTCGTCGTTTTGAAAAGGCAAGAATGTTTATTGCATCTATCGAAGGCGGTATTACTATTAACCGTCTTGAAGCATTAACTGGTTGGTTTGGTGATGACTTATTTAAACGTGTAAGTATTCGTAATAGTGGTCTTAACGTAGAAAGCATCTATAAAGAAATCTTATCTATCTATGATGCTAAGATGGCTAATAAAGATGAGTACCTGTATGATACAGGTCATGTAGATTCTCGTGGATTACCTATCATTAAGATGATGCCAACTGTATATGTGATTGACTCTGTAGCCAATATGGTTCCAGAACGTGTAGCTAACCGTGGTGAGATGGGTGGTCAAATGGATGCAACTGCTATTGCTAAAGCTAATACACAGTTCATCAAATTGACTATGCAATTACTTAAGACTGCTAATATTATTGTATTGGCAATTAACCACATCAATAAACGTGTGGAAACTGGTTTCATGCCAACTAAGAATGATATCCCATATCTTAAACAAGATGAAACATTACCAGGCGGTAAAGCTATTAACTACGATGCTAATAATATCTTTAAATTGGATGATAAGAAGATTAAAGAAGAATCTTTTGGTTTCAATGGTAAAGAAATCGTAGTTCAAATGATTAAGTCCCGTACTAATAAAGCCAATATGACTACACCATTATTGCTTAACTTTGATATTGGGTTTGACCCATACTTCTCTTTATTATTACTTCTTAAAGATACTGGTCGTGTTAAAGCCAAAGGGGCTTATATGCAACTAGATGAGCATGCTGATATGAAGTTCACCAATAAGAAGTTTACTGAAATCCTATTTGATAATAAGGACTTCCAAAAAGTATTCTTTGAAGCCGCTAAAGAAGAATGTCGTAAGTTGTTAACTCCAACTAAGACTTTAACCGAATCTGTAGATAATACATTGTCTAATGATGTAATGGCATTATTTAGAGCAATGGACCAAGTAGAAGAGTAATTGTATATTATAGTTTTGAACCAGAAGATTCCAGTAATCTTCTGGTGCAATTCTATGCTTGTTACATAATGGAAAGGGGTAAGTACATTGGCAACTAGCGTAAATATTGTAGACGAAATTAAGAAATATGAAAGGAGATTGAAATTCCCAGAAGAGGCATTAGGTAAAGAATTGGCCGAACCTATTCCGACAGCAGTATCTGGGTCCCGTAAATTATTGTATTCTACACAGGCCGATCAAGTCATGTCTTTGAACACACCTGAAGTGCCGTTCTTACAGACAGGCTATGAGAATGAGTTTGGACATAAGTCCACATCATTCAAACAATACCATGGTGATGATTTAGTTATACTAGATAAAGTTGATAAGTTTAACTGGATACCTAATCACCATTATTTTCTACTTACATACAATGCTAATAAGAATATCATTGATGTGGTAGAACGATGCTCATACTTACATATTACAGAAAGCTATGGGTATGACCAAAATACTAAGTACTTAGACTCCCTAGGTATTGGTAGCAAAATCCGTACAGGTGATATCTATCTCAAATCCAAAGGGTTTGATGAGTATAATAACCGTATGGATGGGGTAAATCTATTAGTTACTTATGCTGCTATCTCTGATACTACAGAAGATGCTATTGTATTATCTGAAAGCTGTGCTAAGAGACTAAGTTCTCCATTGTACCACAAAGTTCAAATCATGGTCAATGAGAATGATATCATGCTTAATCTATATGGTAATGAAACCATTTATAAAGTTATGCCTGATATCGGAGAAGAAGTATCCAATAGTCTTCTATTGGCTACAAGACGTGAGAATAAACAAGAATCCTTGTTCTCTCAAGTATATTCCAGACTTATGGATATTAATATGAATGACAATAAGATTACTGCTACAGGTACTGTAGTCGATGTAAATGTCATTACTAATAATCCAGAGATGATGGAATCATCCAACTATACTACACAGCTTAGAACGTATTGGAAAGAGTCTATTAGATTCTCTCAAGAGCTTGTAGATAAAGTGGATATGTACAAAGATCGTTATCCTAATGCTAAGATTGGATACGAACTACAAGTACTTTACTCTAGGGCAAAGAGCTTATTAGATGGAGAGAAGTTCTCTCTTGATGGTAAGAAAGCTTTCTCTAATATCTTCCTTGAAGTTGTAGTACGTGAAAACAATGAACTACATATCGGGGATAAGATTACTAACCGTTATGGCGGTAAAGGTGTTATTAGCCGTATACTTCCAGACGAAGAAATGTTTGAGACTATTGATGGTCGTAGAGTAGAAATGATCTATAACCAAGGTACTTCTACTAACCGTCTTAACCCAGCTCAAATATTTGAAACTGAAATAAATGCAGCATCTGCCAAACTTCTAAGATACTTACCTATGGAAACTCCATATGAGGTAAATCAATCATTAGAACGTATTGCTACATTTATGAGTATCTTCACTCTAATGCAAGCTAATGCATTCAGGGAATATGTCTATGCCTTGAATGATGATAGCAAGTTAGATTTACTTAAGTCTATGAAGAATGATGGATGTATCATCCTATCTGTATCTCCAATACAAGAAAACATTGACCTAGATAAACTGGTAGCTATGTATGAGTTATTCCCTGAATGCGAGATTGATTATGCATATTGTCAATTACTTGATAGTAATGGTAATCCTCGTAAGGTAAGAACTCAACGTCCTTTACTGGTTGGTCATCAATACATTGTAAGACTTAAACAGTATGCAGAAGATAAGTTCTCTGTAACTTCATTGTCTGCTACAAACTCTAGAAATGAGAATAGCCGTAATAAGAACCCAGGTGAGGGTGGACATAGATTCCCTAATACTCCAGTACGTTGGGGTGTAATGGAAACGTCTGCTATGCAACACATTGGTTCTTGGTTCAATGCTATTATGCTTCTAGTATATAGTACGTCTCCACATGCAAGACGTAAAGCTAAGAATCTATTAACAGATTCACCATTCAATATCGACGTTAAAGTTGATAGTGAATCCAAATCTAGATCTGTAGAAGTACTTAATGTATATCTACGGACTATAGGCTTAAGGATTAGATTCGATAAATATAAGAAAGTGATTAAGAGTATATTTGCTCTACCATCTTCTATCCCACATATGTTTATCAAAGTTCCTGATGCTGATCGTAAACCTACCATTGAGATGGTGGATGATAAGAAAGGGTTTAAGATACCACAAATCATCTTCAAAGGTGATGATCCTAAACCTAATATGTTTATCAATCCACCTAAAGAGGAAGAAGAACCTCAGAAGGAGTAAGCTATGTCTGATTTGAGACAAGTTTATATGGATATACTAGGGGGCAACTTTGAGTCTGCCCTCGATCCTCAAAATGTATATCTTATGAATCATATAGCAACTTGTGCTCTTCAAGATGAGAATAATGTACGTCTTGATGATGTAGAGTTGGTATTACGTATAAGCAATGCACTATACAATGGTACTGATATTGAAGTGCTACCACTTGAAGATGGGGTATATGATCTCTTGTTGGAAATGTATAAGAGATACAACCCTAACTTCCAAGTTGGTGGAGCCAATATTGGTATGAATAGTGTACGTAAAGACAAAGATGGTATTGCTGAATATCCAAATATGTTTATACCTGTCCCTATAGGGATTGAGAATACATATGGTATGGATATCCTAGCATATGGTAACACATCTAAGTTTGCTACACCATTATCATGGAATAATGGTCAAGTATCTGATAGGCAAAGAGACACAGCTCATAAGTATCCAGAATTAGTTGGTACTCTTGATAAGTGTAAGTTTGTCTTAGATAACCAAGCATATAATGCTGGTGTAGCAGAAGATCCTAATGTAAAGATCTTCGAAAGAGATTTCATTGGATTACATTTCCGCATGGGTGTAAATAATCCTAATGATATTCTCAATATAGTTATGGAACTCAAGTATGATGGTATCTCTATTGAAGCCGAAGTATCTAACCATGTAGTGTCTGCTAGAACTCGTGGTGATTTAGATAATGATAGAGCTACTGATCTTACTAGTGTATTGTATGGATATAGATTCCCCAATACTATTCCAGACAATGAAGTCTTTGGTATGAAGTTTGAAGCTATCATCACTAAGTATGATATGGAAAGACTTAAAGCAAAGACTGGTAAATCTTATACCAATATGAGAACTGCAGTATCTGGTATTCTAGGTTTAGCTAATGCTAGAGAATACTTAGAGTATATTACTCTGGTTCCATTAGGTACATCATTACACTTCGATACTAGAGAAGAAGAGCTTATGTTTATGAATAGATACTTTGCAACTAAAGTATCTAATGCATATAAAGCTTTCTCTGGTAGATATGACCATGTATTATACATGGTAGACAAGTTCGTTCAAGATGCTGATATGATGCGTCCATATATGACATTTGCTTATGATGGTATTGTAGTATCTTACAATGATAATTATCATAAGCAACTCTTAGGTCGTGTAAATCATGTCAATAAGTATAGCATGGCTATTAAGTTTAATGCTATGAAACGAGTAACTAGATTCCGTGGATATTCATATACAGTTGGTTCTAATGGTGTAATCACTCCAATGATTATATTTGACCCAGTAGAGTTCAATGGTACAGTTCACTATAAAGCTAGTGGTCACTCTTATGAACGATATAAGAAACTCAGTCTTAGATATAATGATGAGATTGAAGTGGCTTATGTAAATGATGTAATGCCATATGTAAGTAAACTATACAATACAAACAATGATAAGAATGCGAATCTCTATCCTATAGAACCATTCATTGATCATTGTCCTGCATGTGGTAGTCAATTAGTAGAATCTTTCTCTGGTAAGACTATATCTTGTGAGAATCCAACTTGTCCAGGTATCCATCAAGCTAAGATGGTTAATATGATGGTAAGATTGGATTTTAAGAACTTTGGTCAAGCTGCTATAGAGAAACTAGAAATCAAGTCTCTTAGAGATCTATTTGAAAATGTAGATGAGACTAGATTATTCAATGCTGGATTTAGAGAACGTGGTATAGCTAAGTTCCTAGACCAGCTTAATGAAATCAAATCCAGAGATAACCTAGACTTCGTTATTGTTGGATCTCTAGGGTTTACTGATATTGGATTTAGTACATGGTCAAACATCTTTAATGTAATTCCATTAGATTGTCTTATCAAGCTATCTGATGATGAATTGACTGATAGACTATTGGCTATTCCAGGTATAGGACAACGTACAGTAGATACTATTCTCAAAGAGCGTGTAGTATTTGCTGATGACTTAGTCTATATCTATACAAAGATACCTAATCTGAAACATAGCATCAATGCTAAGCCAGCTAAACGTATATGCTTTACTGGTATTAGAGATGCTAATGTCGAAGCTGCTTTAATGGCTAATGGAGATATGCCTAGTGAATCTATAACTAAGTCTACAGATTATCTTGTAGTGCCTTACAAGGATTACTCATCTTCAAAGACAGCTAAAGCTGATAAGTATGGTATTCCAATTGTAACTATAGATGAGCTAGTAGCTCAACTAGGGTTAAATATAAAAGTTTAACCTTAGTGAAACAAATCTATAAGTATATATTATAACTTAGATAGTGAATTTGCTATCTAAGTTTTACTGGTTATCTTATTATAGGAGGATCTTACAATGATCAAGAATTTAACCGAAACTACAATCTTTCAAACATGGAACTCTCGTCTAGTTGATGAAGTAGGCTTTGATGTTCCATTAGCAAGTTTTAAAGAACTATTCCGTCCAATCATCTTCTCTTTGGCTAACTTCTTATCCAAAGTAGGTGGTGCGGACATTACTACATCTGCAGTTACTATTAGTAATACAGATGGTGTATTCTTGTGTGCATTGTTAGTTAACCGTACAGTGGACCAAGAAAACAAAACATCCTTTGATGTATCCTTCACTACTGATAAGGAATTAGTTGACAATAGTGAATTATGTCAATACACTATTGCAGCTTCTGAACGTGAGCTTCAAGAATTCGTAAACAAATTCATCTTGGAAGAAGTTAAAAACCGTTTCCAAACACCAGAACTACTTTACGATTTCTTACGTGTATTATTCAGCACTATCTTGAATTACACTAATAGCTTGACTCGTGATGAAATCACTGAAGAAGGCCTTGAAATCGATATCGAAGATACTATTACTATTGCAGTATCTTTAGATGAAGAGGGTAATCGTGTAGTAGCTATTGAACCAGGTACTGCATTGAAAACCTATGTCAAAGACGACAAATGTAACCAACAATAGTAAATAAGATTATACAAATCCAGGGTCTAGGGGTATTTCCCCTAGGTCCTTGTATAATTTTTATTAGCGGGGTTAAATCATGAAGCGTGCAATATGTGAAGGGAAACTACTTAGTCTGTATGATATAGATACAGACTATAATGATTACTTTATGAATGATACATCATTCATGGGGTATATTGATGAGGGAACTGGTATTATTTATCCTAGCACAACTCAAACTTACATAAGTAAGAATCCAGGTAAAGCTGGATTCTATAAACATGGTCCATTCTTAAAGTTTATCGAACCATCTGACGAAGAGAGAGATAACTTTACTTTTGATAAATTGGAACATGTGGATTGGGATAATACATCTAGTATTAGTGACGTAGTAGCTAAGTCTAAAGAGGCATTCTCTTTGGATAATAGATTGCTTAGTAATGTCACACCAGACAATATCTTTGCACCACCAATTCATTCTGATGACTCTCCAGAAATGGTTGGTATGAAAACAGCTATTGCAAAGAAGAAGATTGACTTAGACTTATATGGTTATCGTTTTGGTGAGAACTTCAATAACGATAAACGTATATTTGATAAGCCATCTATGACTTTAAATAAGTTAGTTACCATCTGTGATAAGACAGATATAGATGCTTATCTCATTCTCAAAGACAAGGATGGGGATATTCCTAATCCTATGGGAGAAGAGATAGTAGTCAAACTAACAAATGGAACGGAAGAGGAGGGTAACGATGAACAATAGTTGGCAAAGCAAGTTCATTGCCGATTATAATGATAAGAATCGTCCTAAGTTTAATGACGTATTCTTCTCTAAATCCGATGATGCTATTATTGAAGACCTAAAAGCTATGCTTATATCTTGTCAACGTGATAAGTATTTCACAGTTAAAATATTAGGATTCGATACTATAGAAGACTATGATGAAGTAAACAGACTTCTCATAGAAAACAATGATAATATCACTGTACCAATCAAAGATAGTTATCTTAAAATACTCAAGGTAACCTATTACATTGAGGTCAATGGTTATAGTGATACATTTGATGTGTATATAGCAGTACCTAGAGTATTCGAAGGTGCTTATATCATCTTAAATGGTAATACGTACTTCCCATCTTTCCAATTAGTAGATGGAAGTACTTACAATAATACACTAGCAAAATCATCTAAAGTACAAAAGATTACTCTTAAGACAGTCTTTGGCGCTTTACGTATGATTCGTAACTTCTACGACTATCAGACCACTGATGGTACTGTACTTAACGGTACAGTATATTCTATCATGTCTAATGGTGCTTCTTATAAGGGTAAGAAGAATGCAGTAGATAGAAAAGTTCCAGCATTCAAATACTTATTTGCTAAGTATGGTTTATACGAAGCATTAAGCCTATTTGGATTCGATAACACTATCTTCATTTCTAAAGAACCTTTTGAGGAAGAAGAGAATTACTATACGTTCAAATGTCAAGCCACTACTAGCCGTATAGGCTATGTAAAAGTAGCTAAGATATTATTTGATAATGACCGTGTATATCAATCAGCAGTTATAACTATCTTAGATAATCTTCGTAGTTTGAAGACTGGATATACAGCAGAGTCATTATTCAATAAAGACTATTGGGTTATTTCTCTTGGTGCACATTTCGTTAAGAATAATATGGAATATGAGAAAGGCTTATCCGCTCTATATTCTTTAGAAGATCAATACGATATAGTCACCAAGAAGAATATCAGATTACCATATGAATACAAATCTAATATTTATATGATACTAAGATGGATGATGGCAGAGTTCTCTAATATTCGACTTAAAGATAACACTGATGTTACTAATAAGCGTATTAGATGGTCTGAATGGATTGCGTCTCTATATGTAATGAAACTAAATACAGGTATGTATCGTTTAAATGATATAGCTAGACGTCTTAAATCCGATACTATAATCAAACGTTTTAGACAATGTATCGATATCAAACCTATGTACTTAATATCTGAGTTACAAAAGAGTGGTATCAAAGGTTTCCGTAATATGGTTAATGAACGTGATGCTATATTACAATTAAAGTGGACTTTCAAAGGACCTACAGGTCCTGGTGAAACATCCAATAAGAATCTCGAGGGTAGACTTAAACGTATCTCTCCATCTCACTTAGGTATCTTAGACTTTAATACCTCTTCACCAACTGAACCTGGTACTAGTGGTATTATGTGTCCTTTGAATCAAAGTGTATATGATGGGTATACGTTTACTAGTGATGGTGAACCTAATAGCTGGGATGCATCTTTCAATGAACTTAAACAAAGTTATAGAGATGCTATTGGTGTTAAGTCCGCATTTGAATTAGCAGATGATATCGGAGCTGTTCTTGAGGGAGCAGATGATGGTAAGAATCGTGCTATCTATGAAATGTATCAAATGGGTAAATCCATAAGCCTAGCTAAACAGTCAAACTATCAACCTGGAGATCTTATAGTTGAAGATTAAAAGGGAGTGTTTATTATGGCGGTAAAAGATATTTACCATCGTGTGTTCATTATGTCTCGTCAACAAATGGAAGAGCTTAAAGAACGCAATAATCAACTAGGTTTAAAAACAGAATTCGGTAAAGTAATCGTCAATGGAGTTGAACGTGTATATTCTGATATCATTCTTGATATGGCAGATTGCCGTTACTCTGATGCGGTTAAAGTTATCGAAGGTGACATTCGTGCTATTAAGCACACTGAAGTAGTTTAAACTAATATCGTATATAGTATGGGTCTAATGACTCATACTATATACATTATTTTTAATAGGAGGAAACTAAAATGAATATTCCAGCTACACTAAGCTTCTCTAAATTAGCAGAAGATCTTAAAAATGCTATCTTCAAAGATGAGGAAAGATATAGTCTTATGCCTAATTGTGATTACTATGGTGAAAATGCTAGATGCTTAGCTTCATGGATTAAACGTGTCTTTATTGTGGAAGATAAAGATATTGATTACAATAAAATACGCATGATAATCCATAGATTCCCAACAAACAAACTAGTTGGGTATGTATATCTAGATACAGAAGATGAAAATATTAATAAAGATGAATTCATCTCTACTATCCGTGTAGACATCGATGATGAAAATGACTATATGTATAATGAAATTATGCTAATCAACACCAAAGCAGTATTGAATGCGTTACAAAATAAGAACTATGATGCATTTATCAGTCTATGCTATGAATTAACCAAATATATCTATAGAAATGCCACACCTGAAGCTAATCAGGATGCAGTAACTGCTATCACTTTATACATTGATTTCATGTATAATCAATTATTCTCTGATATGGAAATGCCATATACATATGCTAATAAAGTATACCGTACATTATTGGATACAAACTACTGTAGCTATGTACCAATCATTAAAGTTATTAAGAAATTATATACAACTGAGGCTTGTATGTACTTCGTACCACTAGTGGGTGAGATGCTTATTGAAGCAACTAAGCAACCATACTATACTGAAGAGATCGGTAAAGGTATGGTAGCACGTGTATTTGAAGATGAACGCTTTGAGTTGGTTGTACCGATGATTGTCAAGAATTGTTTACAAAAGTTATCTGATGAAAACATATTGAATGCGGCATTAGCACATGCTCCATCTATACTAAAATATCTTGGTGATGAATCTCATAAAGAAGAACGTGACACTCTAGTAGCATATATCAAAGAAAAAGTTGATAACTATGTGAAAGAACACCCAGAGCTAGCTGACTTCAAAGGATTCGAAAACAATGATAAAGCATCTTATAAACCAAATGGTGATTTCATTGTACCTGGTCAAAAACTAAATGAAAAAGCTATCTTAGATGCTAAAAAAGAATTCATGAAGAATCGTAATAAGAAGAACTAATATGGCTAAGTCAATGTTTATTCAGGCCCATGAGTGTCCTGAATGTAGAAGTGAATCATTATATCTTATATCCCTTAAGGGAGAACGTACTCCATATTTGAGCATCCTCAATAAGCATGATGATCCTCATAAATGGATTATGGATTATAAACATGATTTCAAATTCAAATGTACCAAGTGTGGTAAAGAATATGAAATCGATTGGAGATATGATGTACCAGTTCCAATAGACTGGTCTACACAGGCTATGCCTAAAGCTCTTGATGAGTTAACTCGTGGATAAAACAAAGTATACAGTATGGGACACTGTTCCCATACTGTATATTAATTTTTAGTGATATTTAAACAGACCTCTAATAAGGAGGGATATACTATGCGTATTACATACATAAGATTAGAGAATTATATAGGCATTTATAATGGACGTGGTGATGATATATTAGAGATAGATTTGTCTCAAAATGTGAATCCTATCGTGATTATACGTGGCACCAATGGTAGTGGTAAGAGTACATTGCTTAAATCGCTTACACCAATTAATGATGATTCTAATGCTATTGTTCCTGGGGTAACTGGGAGAAAGGTTATACGATATTTACACAATGGTATAACTTATGAGATAGAATATGTTCACCCTATAGACAAAGAGGGTAAACGTAAACAGACTAGGGGTCAAGTCTATAAATATGGACCTAATGGTAAAGAAGAACTGAATCCGACTTGGAATGTAAGTTCTGCTAAGGATATCATTTATTCTTTATTTAACTTAGACTCTAACTTCTTGGCATTAAGCCAACTATCTTCTGAAGATAGAGGGTTAGCTGATAAGAGACCAGCTGAACGTAAGTCGTTTGTGTCTTCGATTATTAGTGGTATTGAAGCATACAATGCTATGTATAAGATTATATCCAAGAAGCATTCTATGTATAAGAGTCTAATACAATCTTTGACAGCAAAGATTAACCGTATTGGTAACAAGGAGGATTTAGATCTTAGATATAATACAATAACTAAACAAGTTAGCCAAGCTATATCTGATAGAGATGCATCTATTCAACGTATAGCTATTCTTAAAGCTAAACTAGATGAAAACAATGCAGAGAAGTTATTAGAAGAGTATAAGACTATTAATATTAGATACGAATCTATTAAGCAAGATCGTATAGCTCTTACTAATACATTAAAACAGTCTCCGATATTTAGACATCATATCGAGAATATCTATACTGTAGAAGAACGTGCTAATCGCATTAAGGAATTAGAACGTGAACTAGAGCAAGATAAAGATAATCTTCCACGTTGGAGAGAAGCATTAGAGCGTACAAATAATGCTCATGATGAATGTGAAAGAAAGATAGCTAATATCAATACTGAAATCAATAAGAAGAAATCTAGATTAGAGACTTTTATTGATGCAGATTTCTCTGAAGAAGAGTTTGGTAGATATAATGAAGCTGTAGCTAATCTTAAAGCTATAGAGAATGATATAGCTAAACTAGACTATTGTATAGATAATAAATCTGAATATGATAGACTTAAAGAGCTATTCGATATGATGAATAACTTCTCTTATGCTATTATGGATAGATATGAGCATATTACTAGAGAAGATGTGGATACATTAGTAACTAGAAACTCATCTTTCTATGAGAGTACATTAGCTACTATAACTAAAGAGATTGAAGCATGTACTAAAGAACGTATATCTATAGAAGCAGATATTGGATTCTATGAGTCTTTAGTAGAGAAAACTAAGAATCTTGAGCTTAAACCTAAAGATTGTAAGTTTACTGACTGTGTATTCATAGTAGAAGCTATTGAAGCTGAGAAGAAGAAACCTAAAAAGGCTTTAATTACATTGACTGATAGGCTTGAAGATGTAAAAGACAGACTAAAAGAGTTTAATAATACGCTACATCTTACCAATGAAGCTAAATCTTTCATGGATAAACTAGAAGCTTTGCAAGTTGTCTTTGAAAGCAATAAGTCTTATCTATCTAAGATAGGTGCCGATGGTATTTGGAAAGGTTTCATTGAATCTATTACTAATAATACTACAGCTAAGTTCTTAGAAGAGTATATCTATAGAGTGACTAACTCATATAATTTACTTGAAGCTAAAGAGTCTGTATCTAAGATAGTAGACTCTCTTAAAGAATCAGCTATTAAGTATAATGCTAATAAGTCCATCATTGATGAAATCAATAGTGATATTGATAGAATGACAAAAGAATGTAATGGCTATGAGATAGAACTAAGTGATCTTAGAGGTGAAAGAGCTGATTATGATCTTTTAGTTATGGAAACAGACTATGCTATTAGAGAATCTGAAACTAATCTTCCTCATTTAGATAGAATCCAAGAGATTGATCTAGAAATGAGAGAATTGGAGAAGAAAGCTAATGAGTCTAAAGCTAAACGTGACTTAATCAAGGAGCTTAATGCTAAGATTCTTGAAGAATCAGCTGTGGCAGAAAGATGCAAGGATAATTACAATGAGCTTATAGCTCAACGTGATGACATTGCTCATAATAAGATTCTTATTGATGAATATCATAAAGAAATGCAAGAGTATACTGATAACTACGAACGTATCGAAGCTATCAAGTACTATGTATCTCCGAATACTGGTATTCAGACTATATTTATTGGTGCTTATATGAATGATATCATGATTAAGGCTAATGAATTAGCTTCATGTATCTTTGGTGGTGAATTCGTTATCCAACCATTCGTTATTAATGAAACAGAGTTTAGAATTCCATGCTTAGGTAGTGGATTGATGAATGATGATATCTCTTCTATGAGTACATCACAAATCTGTATGCTATCTATGATTATTAGTTTTGCTATATTAGCTAATGCTAGTACAGACTATAATATCCTTAAGCTAGATGAGATTGATGGTGGTTTAGACACTGAAAATCGTATTCAGTTTATTACCCTACTGGGAAATCTTATTTCGATGGTTGGGTGTGAACAATGCTTCCTAATCAGCCACAATATGGAGTATTCAGACAGGGTAAGTGTAATAGATATGACAGCTAGACCAGTTGAGGTGAGATAAATGAAATCATTTATCCGAATAAAAGAGAAAATAGAACGATTCCTTGCTACTGTACTAGTTATCCTAGCACCGATTGGTTGTATATTTGCAGGTCTTGCATGGGTATACTCATATATAGGGTGTACCCGTGCACATAATAGTATAAACTATATAATCTACGATATAATAGGTCCTGCAATTTTAGTTACTGGTTTGGTGGCTATGGTAATTTGGACACCTCAGGTTATATGGTACATATTGTCGTATTTATTCAAAAGGATTAAGAAAGCATGGAAAAACTAAAGAATTTCATTAAACGAGAGATAGTTATTCTTCTCTGTGGGCCATTAATAACTTGTCTTGTACTTGTATTGTGTAAGATCCTTAACCATATATCCCTAGAGTTATATGGTGAAGGGTCTTTACCGTATATTATGGGGGTACAGGCAGAAACGTTTCTATATACCCTATGTATAATGCTTATACTAGGATTGACGTTTGTAAATATATTTTTATTAATTGCTTCAGCTATAATAGTTGAGAAAGAAATCAGATAATGGGGTGAAGAGATGTTAGTATCAATGATAGTTGCACATGACTTAAATAACGGTATAGGTAAAGATGGTAAGCTATTATGGCATATACCTAAAGACCTAAAACATTTTAAGAAAACAACTCTAGGTTGTACTGTAGTCATGGGTAGAAAAACCTATGAATCTCTTCCTAACGCATTACCACATAGGGAAAATTGGATTCTTACTAATGATAAATCATATGTGCCTAAACAACGATTCAATGACAAGGTTAAAGTATTTCATTCTAAAGAAGAAGTACTAGCTGAAGCTGAACGTCTTAGAAAGGCTAATATATTTATCATTGGTGGTGGAGAAATCTATAAATTATTCTTAGATGATGCTACTGATATTATAGCTACAGTAGTGAATGAAAAGCTACCAGCTGACACTTTCTTTCCTAAACTAAAACGAGGTGAATGGGAGAAAGTGAAAGTTGTAAATGAATCTGAAGTTGTAGACCGTAGACATTATAGTTTTAAGTTTGTAACTATGAAACGAAAGGAGAGAAAATAATGGCATGTATTGATGATGAATTAGCCCAAGTGACCTATGAGGTTTTAGAAACTGTACCAAAATCTATATCTAGAACTATGCATGGTATAAACCCATGGTATATTGAAGTGAGTGATTATATCTTAACCTATGAAGATAAGGATAAGTATAAACTTAGTCTTCATCAGCATGGTAAATGTATCTATGGTAAAGCTATTTACAGTTCTCATTACTTTAAAGCATTCGTGCAAAAATTGTATGATAGCTTATTCATGAGTGGTAAAGTAGTACCAGATACTAGTAATAATCCTTGGCTAATTAAGGTAAGAACTCTACATAATTTATTAAGATCAAGATACGGAGAGTAATTAAAATGAAAAATGAAGAAATCGTAGCTAAACTTAGAGAATCACTTATTAATATTATTAGTAGAATGGTGGAACCATTGGTCGCTAGTAAATACGAACACGTCTTTATATTAGATAAGGATATTTCTGATTGTAATGAGTCAATCAAAATCGAAGTATCTATTCAATCTAATAAAAATATCCCACAAGCCGTAATAGAGGCTGAAACAAAAACAACTACACCACCTAAAGGATATAGTAAGAAAATAAATATCGATGTTACACCAATGACTATTAGTCTTATAGATGATGCTAGTTTCTCTGAAGTAGCTAAATATATTTCAGACTTAGCATACAATCTAAGTGATGTCATAAATGAATATGGTAATATAGAAGCTCTAGCAGAATTAGAATCCAATATTCTAATGGTAAGCCGTGGGCTATTTGATTATACTATCATCTTACCAGAAACTAATACATCTATCGACTATAGAGTAGTACAAGAGCTTTCTGATGATGATAATCTATATGAAGTATGGACTAGATTCAATGGTATGATTATGTATGCAAAATCTGCACACTCTATATCTGGAGCAGTATCTGTAATAAAAGATATTTACCCTAAAAATATATCTGAATGCTGGTGGAGACTAGATCTCATTTCTTTGATGACTAAACTATTCAATGTTAAAGAACCAAAGATAATTGATAATAAGACTTATGTTGAATATATCGGTGAATTCAGTCTACCAACCAATAGAAAGATTGATTGTAATTGTTGGCTTAAAGTCACAAAAAGCAATATAAACGAACAGTCTAGACTATATATCGAATCTAACACATTGACTCCGTATATTAGTATCAAAGTAGCTCTTGATGGGTTTGATAATATTGTCGGTTATGCTTATAATGCTATGAATAAGATAGCTGGTATTATTAGAATTCTAGATACTATGAAAATTGATGATGGTATGACATTGTATCAGCTATTAGCACGTACATGTAAGCCTAGTGCTCATATTGAAATTACATGTCACAATAGTAATATGGTTCTTATCTCTTATTATGAAACTGGTAAGTATAATAATATTTGGGTATCATTCCCTAGTCATAATAAGCCTAATATTACTATTGGGAATAACTATGAGATTAGTGAATCATGCGATAGCTTAGAAGAAGCCGTAATTAAGGCTATCACTGAAGCACGTAAAGATAAATAACAATTTCATACGAGGTGAGTAATATGGAAGAAACAAATATAGTTGAAAATACGTTAGCTGCTATCGAAGAGATAATCAATATCGAATTTGATATGGCTCCAGATGAAAGCTATGAACGAAAGTCTTATTATGGTGAGGGTACATTATTCGGTGCAGATATTGGTGTATCTGTAATATTCGAAGATGATAATATTAAACAGCTTATTATCGAATCTATACCAGGTGGTAATAGTTATGGTATTGGATATGTATCCATAATTAAGGATGAGCATGAGACATCTGATTTATCTCAATCTATCCCATTAGCTATTGATGGTATTATTAAGATGCGTAAGCTCTTAAGATATATCAGTGAAGAAGATAAGCAATTCATTCGTGATAACGAAGGCATTCTTACTATTATTGGTAAGACATACACTAATGAGTATAAACAGATTGTATCACAACTAAATACAATGGAATTATGCTTTGAATATATTCCATTGTGTATTTCTAGCTATGATGGTATCTTGTTAGAATATGCTTTTGATGTACGTACAACTAAAGACTATTCTATTGTAAAAGCTGGTCTTACTATAGACCAGGCTATCAAATACATTAGAGAAAATAGCAGTAAGTAAAACAAATTTACAGGTACTGGAATTTCCAGTACCTGTATATTTTTTATAATCGTAAAACTCTTTTTTTTTAGTTGTATACTATAATGGTAATATCATGGTTATATATTTATTAGTTAATTAGAAAGGAGATATATATCATGTATTTACAACAATTAAAAGAAACTTCCGGGGTCGAAATCACACATTGGTTTGAAAATACTTTCTTTATTTCTAACAATGTTACAAAACGTGGCATCATTGATGTTGGTGATGGTGGTAAAGTCGAACGTGCTTCTTTAGAATACTTTTCCAATTATATTGGAGCGGTCGAAATTGTTAAATGGGTACCGAATTCCAATAGTGAAATTGAGGAGTATTTTACCAAGTATCTCACAATGGTGATTGCTATGGATCACGATATCGAAAGTGATCCAAACAAAATTGAAGCGATGAAAACATTGCTCAATTTGCACGGTACTTTATTCATTGAAAATGATACTACAGTGTTTAAGTTTAAAGACTTAGGCACTATTGCGCCGTTTGAAGATAATAGCTGGTACGTCTGCCCTGATGGTGCAGACAATGTACTTTGTAAGACTTTAGCCGAAGCGGCTAAAGTGATGGCAGAGTATAAAGCAAAATTAGAAGAGAAACCTGTTCTCTTCAAAAACATTATCTAAAAAGAATATCACAGGATAGGACATTGTTCCTATCCTGTATATTTTTCTTTTTTTCTATGATACTAAGGGTATATTTAGTATTTCGTAAAACTGTTTTTTTTAGTTGTATAATATAATGGTAATATTATGGTTATTATATTTATTTAAGAAAAGGAGATTAACCATGAAATTCGTAATTATCCCTTGGTGGCAAAATGAAGATTATTTAGTTGTACGTGCTATCCCTACTACTGAGGAAGAACGCTTAGATTTAAAAATACTAAAATACGATCTAGCGGATGATGTATATGGGGGCTGGGAGCCACAAAAACTAGGTTATCCGTTAAGCTGCGAATACCTAGATGCGTTAGGTTATCCTAACCTAACGTTTTGGGGTGAGGATAAACCCGTAGAGTGTCGGTTTGACCCTAGGTGTGAAGCCGAAGGCTACCAAACATATTACGACATCACTGCAGCTCCTCGAGACATCGAGGTAATGATTGCAGGCTACCGTTTGCGTGGTAAACATCGCAAAGTTGCCCGTATACTTAAGGAGGTAAAAAGAAGAAACAAAGTCTTCAATGAAGAAATTATTAGAAATATGGATACTTGGGGATATCAAGTTCCATATAGAATGGAAGAGGAAGAAGAGTAGGGAATCCCTACTCTTCTCTCTTTTCTTTTTTTTTTCTTAGAGTAATAAGAATTATGGTTATATACTATAATTGTGACTCATTGGTTATATTTAATTTAAAGGAGGATTTAAAATGAGTGGATTTATTGTTAGTGAAATTAAGAGTACAGAGCGTACTAAAAGAGACTTGTTTATAGATTTTCATAATTTTATAGGCTGTCTACCATTAGGTAGAGATCAACAGAAGTCTGTAGAAAATGCTAAAAATAAGCGTATTGAAATTATCGTAAGTGATGATGGAAAAGAAGCTACTTTGATCATAAAAGATCTTAATGTGGCTATAGAATATCGTCTATATGATAAACCATTTGGTTTTAAAACCATTAAAGTAGATGATATTATTTATAATAATTTTGATGAACTACATAAGATTGATACGATGATGCTAAAGAAGATAGTAGATAGCTTATTATATTGGGCTGCTAGTGCTTCTGATGGTAAACCGTATATTTTACCTATGCATATATTTGATATGGCTACACGTATATATCAAGCGTGTATATTTATTGATTTTGCTAGACCTTTGGATGAGATTAATTAGGAGGATAAAACTATGAGTGAAGTTAAAGATCTTTATGATGGCAAGTATCATCTTGTCAACAATGAGATTCTAAAGTACTTAAATAAGTTCTTTGGAAGTTTTAGTCCATTATCTATTGGTGGAGAAACACCTGAGGGTGTAGATATTGAACCACCAATGGAAATAGTGAAAACTATGGAAACTCAATATGCTAATTGTAAGTGTACAATGAATCTATTAGATTTGAATATGAAATTCCATTTACTAGAAGTAATGGATGCTGAAACTAAAAGATTCACTTACATCTTCTATGCTTTAGAATTACCTACTGGTATCCAAGCAGGACAATTCTCTATTGGTGCTATAAAAGCAGAAGTATTACGTGAAGCATTAGAGTATGTATGGAAGACTCTAATGTCTAGTTCTAAGTATAATGATATTGGTATAGATAGTACAGACGCATATGAATTGCATTCTATTATTGACTATATCTATTATACTAAAACAGTAACTGCTTATGGTTTCGATTTTTAATAAGGGGTGTTATTATGAGTGAGTTTTTAAGAATAGCTAAAGAAGAAGACTTGGAATATGAAAGATATCTACCAAGATTATTTAATGACTTCTTTAGTCGTGTCCCATTTGATAATGAGGATTTCAATTACTTCATTAAGAAGAATAGAATTGTAAATATACTTGATACAAATAATAATTATATCGGTTATGGTATTCATTTACAAGATATCAATGTATATATTGTATTACAATTCAAATGTGTTGATGGATATATTACTGATACTAGAGTGGATTATTTTGTATTAGATCCATTTGGTAAGAATCCAGTAACCGTATTAAACAGATATGCTTATAAATTAGATAGGGATATCGTTCGTGCTATATTTGATGATATGGCTAAGCTAATGGCAGAATTCAAATTTGATTATCTTGAATACAATAAAATTAATGATAAAGAATTCTTTGACTTAGCACAAGACTATTTTTATTTAGCAACTAAAGATGCTATTTATAATCCACAGGAGGAATATTAATATGGAATGGAAATACACTATTGGAGAGATGGAAGAAAATACTTGTCAAGAGTTAGCTAATGCTATTGTTAAACTTTTGGATTGCAGTAACTTTTTCACAGCAAGACAGTATACTAACTTAAGAATAGAAAGTGAGCAACTAACAAAGTTCACTACGCTAACTACTGTAACATTCCCAACTAAAAACTATGGGGATGTTATAGTGAAGACCATTAACCATGCTATTACTGATGGATATGGTACATCATGTGATATCATCATAGGCGATCCAGATGGTAAACAGTTCTCTGTTGATTATAATCCTATTAGCTGTAGTGATAAATACTTCACATTCAACTATATGGTATGTGACCCAGAAGATCCAGAATATGCAACTATTGATGAAAATGAATGTATAATCAAAGATCTTCGTTTACTATGTGAAGCTGTTATTGAGGCTGTCAATTTTAGTGCAACTAAACCTGCTGAGATGAATTTGTATATGCTACAATATACTTTAGATTTCTTAGATATGGTTGAGCTTGGTGAATTTGGATTAGACGATTTCATTGACTGTTATGATAGTTTCTATTACAGTGCTCATACACATGCTCACTATTTTGATGACCCAGAACCTAGACCAAACCCATATAAAGATCCTGAGTTTGATGAAGAATTCTGGGAAGCTGTCGAAAACCGTATGGAAAAGTAAATTATCGTTATAGTAAGAATTTCAGTTATATAATATAATGGTAATATCATGGTTATAATTATTATTAAATAAAGGAGGAATTTAATCATGAAATTAGAAGATTTAGCGTTCAACAGAGTTTTAGGATTTGAGCCAAAAGTGGAAGATATTAATGTACCTAAGCAAGGCGGCGGTACTCTTATAAGAAAATCCACATCAAGAGAATTTAGCTTTAATGGGTGTCTTTACACCTGTAAAGTGATAATGAAACCTGATGAAACTGTAGAGTTGATTAGAATGACATACTCTAAGATTCCGACAGCTCCAGTAAGAACGATTATTGAGCTTACGGATATATCAGATAATGATACCATCAAGAAGTACTTTGAAGGTATCTTATTAAGACTAAAAGTTTCTATAGATCAAATATACAGAGAAACTAAAGCAAAAGATACTTTTGAGTATATCAATGATTTAGGTGGTATCCTAAAAGTAGTAGATGGTGAAGTTTGTTTCGAGCTTGATGGGTTCAATATCAAGATTGAGTTGAATAAAAATGATGAGTGGGATACTTATCTAAATAACAAGCAAGTCTCAACCAATAAAACATTACGTGATGCATTTTGGGATGTAAATAAAATCCGCAAGGAGAACTTTGCGCTAATCCCTAATATCGTTTAAGATACTAATACAGGATAGTACATTGTACTATCCTGTATATCTTTTCTTTTTTCTATGTTACTGAGGGTATATTTGTAGTTTCGTAAAACTATTTTTTTTTAATTGTATACTATAATGGTAATATCATGATTATATTATTTATATTAAATCGAAAGGAGAATATTATCATGAGAAAATGTACAACAGAACAATTAGCAAACATTAAAACAGCGATGGAAAGAATCAACGCAATCGATTCTTCCAAAGTATTTGATGAAGCTAAAAGTGGGGCTAGGGTTGCTAAAGACCATATGATCAAAACGTTAAAGTATCTAATTGATACTAAAGACGTTAATGAGATTAATCATGTTTTGTTAAATCTATATGATTTAACAGAAAGTGATATCTCCAACCCAGCAACAATGATATCTGTGATAAAAGAATTAGATAGATATCAACTAGAGCTGATGGAAGAGCATTTAGATTTATCTAATTCAAACGTTGTGGACTTCTTTGACTATATCAAAGAACTCACAACTGAGTTCGAAGCAGAATTAGAAAAGACAATCGCATAATAATTAGGCTAGGGGTATATTATCCCTAGCCTATATCTTTTCTTTTTTTTTTGATGTAAAACTTAGTATTTTCAGTTGTATAATATAGTGGTAATAGAATGGTTGTATTATATTTATTTACAAGGAGGATATTAACCATGAAAATTAAAGTAACTAGATTCGACAATTTTAATAATGTACGTGTAGTACCAACAAAATTGGAATCGAATATGTTAAAAACACTAAAGACCGATCTATACGAAGATGGTACTTGGTTAAGCCAATGGCACCCTGAGAGATTGGGCGAAGAACGAGCTATTGTATATGCAAATGCTCTAGGTCATTCTGGTGTAAAATACAATGGTGCTGACAAATATATGTCAACCAAACTCTACAATATCGTAGAAACACCAAAAGACCTAGAGGTGATCATTGCCGGGTATAGAATGCTCGGTAGATACCGTAAGGTGTCACGCATCCTTAGAGAGTGCAATAAACGAGGTATAGAGGTGTCTAATATGGCACCTGGTCACCAATAAAATATTAGGGTGGAGATAATATCTCCACCCTACTCTTATTTTCTTTTTTCTATGATACTGGGTGTATATTGTCATTATAGTAAAACTGTTTTTTTTACTTGTATAATATAATAGTAATATTCATGGTTATATTTATATTTAGTTAATTTGAAAGGAGAATATATCATGAAATTTAAAAACGGTATTGCTATCCCAACTACAAAATTCGAAAAGGTTATGCTTCAAAAATTGAAGTACGACCTATTAGATAACGATTACGTTTGCGGGAATTGGCACCCTGAAGAGTGTGCCATATGTCATCCATTAGATCTTGTCGATGCATTGGGGTATCCAAATGCAACACATAATAGTAGAGGTGGATTTGCTGATGAGTATGGTAACGATATAAATCAGAAGCCAACAAATTTAGACGCAATAATTGCAGGCTATAGATTAGCGGGCAAGCACAGAAAAGTTGCCCGCATTCTAAAAGAATGCAAGCGGCGAAAAATATACGCCCCAGACTTATGGGGACACCAAGTTCCTAGTTATTATTTTGATAATGAGTTTGAGGATGATATTGAATAATATATGGGGCCTAATGGCCCCATATTATTTTCTTTTTTCTATGATACTGAGTATGGTGTACATATCGTAAATCTCTACTATTTTAGTTATATACTATAATTGTAATATTCATGGTTATATTATATTTAGTTTAAAAGAAAAGGAGATATCATCATGAAATTTGTAAAACGCCAATTTGAAGAAAACGCTTACGTATCCACAATTGCAATCCCTACAACAAAATTGGAGCGTGAAATGCTCCAATGTTTGAAATACGATCTATTTGACCCTGAAGACAACTCTATGTCTCCATGGCACATGGAGCGTATTGGTGGCGAGGATAGAACAATCGCATTGGCAAATGCACTCGGTTGGTCAAATGTCTCCTACAATGGAGACGATCTTTATCCTGAGTACCGGGATGAAGAAGGGAACTGTAATTACATTACAGCAATCCCAAGCAACATCGAAACAATCCTAGCAGGCTATCGTCTGCTAGGACGTCACCGTAAGGTGGCAATGATCTTGAAAAAGATCGAAAAACTTGGTATTCAATGGTCAGTATTCAACATGGAACCTGGCCGTCAAGCATAACAAATAGGGTAGAGACATTGTCTCTACCCTTATCTTATTTTATTTTTTTTAAACAGCAACTACCATAGGGAGTTTACCCATATGGAAGTAGTTATCCACAATTACACTATCTGGAGTAAAGTCATAGAAGTCTTGTACACTACCATTGATAATCAATCTAGGTTCTTGTTTTGGTAAGTTGCCAGACTCATAACGTTTAATTTGTTCTTGTAAAGCTTCTATATGATTCTCGTATATATGCATATTATTTACGATATGCGTAAATTTGCCAGGTTTAAGTTTGCATACATATGCAATCATATGAACTAACATTGCGTATTGTGTCGTATTAAAGGGTATTCCGAGTCCGGTATCTCCCGATCTTTGTATAAGTATGCAATTTAGCTTATCTCCTTGCACGTCCCATAGTGTCTCATAAGCACATGGCTGTAATGCCATATCTGGAAGATCTTCTATGTTCCAGAGGGTAACTATCATACGTCTACTATCTGGATCTGTTTTAATAGTATTGATGAGATTATCTAATTGGTTATACTTAGCAATCTGATAACCATATGCTTTACCTATAGTACCATCTTCTCTCATCCATTCATCCCATACATGACAACCCATCTTCTGTAGCTCACGTACATCATTGGATTGCATTTGCCAAATCCATAATAGCTCTTTAAGTGCAGTCTTAGCTGCTACAAACTTAGATGATAAGATGGGGAATTCTTCTTGTAAATCAAACTGCATGATTTGGTGTGGTAGCTTATATGTTGGAATACCTGTACGGTTATTACTATATGTACCGTGGTCTAGGATATTCTTTACAATATCAATATACTGCTTATCTGCGGTTCTCATTTATATACCTCCTGTGGAATTAAAAAAATATATTTATATTAGGGTGTGAACTCTATATTAAATTACAATGTGGTGATATCGTAAAACTCTTTTTTTTAATTGTATACTATAATGGTAATACAATGGTTATATTATATTTATATTTGAAAAGGAGAAATAATCATGACTGTATTAATGGCTTTACAAAATTTAGACTCTATGACTTTTGAAGAAATCGTTTCTGGTTTCGAAAACTTAAAAGCTGGAGTAAAAGAGTTCTTTGATAAAGATAACTCTGTATTAGAAATTCGTTTGTTCATGAAGGATAAGTTTGACATGGACTTACCATACTTTGTAAAAGACGAAGTAGAGTTTTCAGCTTACGTTAAAGGGTATGTAAGCTGCATGTCTACCATTACTATGAATGGTTTGGTGAAAAATAACCAAATAGACCTAGTACAAGCTAGAGATCTATTCCATGGTGTAATGGATTATGCTGACGAATTTACTAAGATTGTAACCAATGCTATAATCGAAGCATATAATCGTAAAGATTTAGGTGTAGCTTAAAAGTAATATAGGGGTGGTTTATCCACCCCTAATACTTAATTATTTTTTTTTGTAATCAGGATTTGAATTATATAATATAATTACGATACAGTGGCTATATTATATTTTAGAAAGGAGATTAAGTAATGAGGCGAAAGTATAGTTTTGATAATTTCATGGATATACTTCCATTAATTATCACAATACTAATAGTAACTGTAGTATGGGCTTATATGGACCTAGAGTATGACAGACTATTTCATATGATAGCTTGTGTAACTGCTGGGTTTATAGTAAGTATAGTATTAGATAGGTAATTTATTTAAAAGAAGGGATGATTAAAAGAATGGAAACTTTATTTAATGGTATTAGATGGTTTGTAGATGTAAACTATATGATTATTGGTATGCTAGTTATAGCTGCCATGATTGCTTTTGTAGAGACTACGAAAGTTGGTGATAATAATGAGTAAGATTCAATACATTCTTCTTACATTATTATCTGGTGGGTCTGGTACATATATTATGCTACATGGTGATCAAGACCCTTATTGGTTAAGCAGAACCATTATGTGTTTCACATTGGTCGTACTATTCTGCTTTGCTTGGTATCACAATAGATACGTTGATAATATTCGTCTTATACGTGTGACTGCTGATATGCTGGTAAACCATAGCAACGAAACACCAGAAACGGTTAAAGACAGAATTGAACAAGCGAAAACAGATGAAACATTATCAGACGTTAAACGTGCAGAAGTTATTAATGGACTTGAACAAGTTTTGGAGTTGTTCAAACTATTCAATACTATGCCAACTATGGAAGAGCTTACTAAAAGAAGTAATAATAATTGGTATATGGTTATAATCCTAACATTAATTCTACTTATTAATGTATCATGGTTAAATGATACGTTTGCTATGATTAGTACATTAATATTAATGGTAGCATACATTGTGCTCCAGGTTCGAAGTATTAAATTAGTAAGAGGTAAACCTGATGGAAAAGGAAAAACGTCTCTTTGGAAGTAAAATCTTCCTAGAAATTTTCTCTTCAGAGCTTATTACATTGATATGCTCTAATATATTAGTATCTATATTAGTGTATAAAGAAATATATGCATTGGCTTTTATTAATATAGTAATAGGCGGGTATATCATTTCTGTACAAAGCGGAGATATTTCTTCTAATAAGTTCATCATTAACCATTTAGAAGATGGTCTTGTTAAATTTAATGAGCTTACTGGTGGTAAGATTAAAACTAATCTTCTTAATAATACTAGTAAGCGTATTGCTATCGAAGAAGCATTAAAGAATGCTGTCAATGGTAGTGGAGAGGTATTTGTAGTTGCTTTATTGGTTACTATAGTGGATATTATAGTTTTGGTATTTAAAGGGTTAGGGGCGTTCTAAAATGCTAACCATTTTGATGTATATAATCTTGCCGGTGTTGATGGCTTTTACTTTTATGCTAGCATTGTATAAAATACTTCATAAGAAATATGAGTATATATTTATTATGGTAATGCTAGCTGGGTTATTCCACTGGTGGATTACATACCACGGAGGTATTTAATGTTAAGCTGAGTATAGTCATTGACTATACTCAGTATCTTTGTGTTTAATATAGTGAGAGGTACATAATGAAACTTATAATGTGTCTTATAGCTTTCCATGCTATAATGACAGTAGGAGCTGATTGGGCTATAAACTATCAGCAAGATTTATATAGAATCCTATTAGTATATATACCAGGGATACTAGGCTCTATAGGAATAATACTATATATGAATATCAGGCTTAGAGTAGATGAAATAGCTGATCATATAGATAAGAGCAAGAAAGCTAGAATAGACTATGCTATGGTTACTAAGACTTGTCATAACTATGGAAGAAAGCTTATGGTATTTCTAGTAGCAATATATATTATGTGGGTGATTGAGATGATTGTAGTTAATATTATAGGGATGGTATAAGATGGAAAGAATAGCACAAGAGATAATTAAGAGAACTGGATATGTTATTGGTATAGTAGTTATACTACTACTGATAGCTTTAAATGTAAAAACATTCCCGTCATTTAGGGAATGGTATGCATTTATATTTATGCCAGGTGCTATATTCTTAATTCTGATGACTTATAACTTTATAACCTACAGTATGTCTAAATACTCAATGAATGGTAATACTGAGCAAGAGATATTACGTAATAGAGCTAAGTCTAAGCAGACTTGTATACGTTTCTCTCGTGGTATTACAGTATATGGTGTTGGTATAGTTTTATGGTATATGCTAGCATTCATAGGGTGTATTATAAGCAATCTACCCCAATTCTAAGACAAAAGAAATCCCAGTATAGTCAATGACTATACTGGGTATATTATTTTTTATAAAGTAAACTATTTTACAATTGCATACTATAATTGTGT